CACTTCACGTCTTACAAAAAGGTCGTCCACCCGATGCTGGTCGAGGCGTGCGTCGATTTCAGCGCGCGCTTCATGAAGGAGGTCTTCCCACCGACCGGGCCCGTCAAGAGCAAGATCTATGGCGAGCAGGATAAGCAGAAGGTCCAGAAAGCCCAGCGCAAGACCGAGTTCATGAACTGGCAGACGACGCGCCAGATGACCGAGTTCCGCAGCGAGCTGGAGCAACTCAGCACGCAGCTGCCGCTCGGCGGTGGCCAGTACATGAAGTTCATGTGGAACACGCAGAAGCGCCGGCCGTGCTCGGAGTTCGTGCCGATCGACGACGTCTACCTGCCGTTCGCCGCCACGAACTTCTACTCGGCCGAGCGCAAGACCCATGTGCAGTACATCACGAAGATGGAGTACCAGCGCCGGGTGCGCTCGGGCATGTACATCGATGTCGACCTTGGCTACGCGGGCGAGATCGACTGGAGCAAGTCGTCGATCGCCAACGACAAGATCGAGGGGCGCAAGGAGTCGAGCTACAACGAAGACGGCCTGCGCACGATCTACGAGGTCTACACCTACCTCGACTTCGGCGACGACCTCGAGCCCTACATCATCTCGATCGACAAGACGACCGAGCTGCCGCTCGCGCTCTACCGCAACTGGGAGCACGACGACCCTATGAAGTGCGAGCTCGACTGGATCGTCGAGTTCCCCTTCGTGCCGTGGCGCGGGGCTTACCCGATCGGCCTGACGCACATGATCGGCGGACTGAGCGGTGCTGCCACGGGCGCGCTGCGTGCGCTGCTGGACAGTGCCCACATCCAGAACGTGCCGACGCTGCTCAAGCTCAAGGGCGGCCCGAACGGGCAGACGATCAACGTGCAGCCGACCGAGGTCGTCGAGTTGGAGGGCGGCGCGCTGGTGGACGACGTGCGCAAGCTGGCCATGCCGCTGCCGTTCAACGGCCCCAGCCCGGTGCTGTTCCAGTTGCTGGGCTTCCTCGTCGATGCCGGCAAGGGCGTCGTGCAGACGAGCTTCGAGAAGCTGTCGGACCAGAACCCGAACCAGCCCGTCGGCACCACGATGGCGCTGATCGAGCAGGGCATGGTGGTGTTCTCAAGCATCCACTCGCGCCTGCACGCAGCGATGGAGAAGTGCTTCTCGATTCTGCACCGGCTGAATAGCGCCTACCTGACCGAGGAGGACATTGAGGCGCACGACGCTGGCCTTGAGATCGACCCGAGCGACTTTGACGGGCCGATGGATGTCGTGCCGGTGAGCGACCCTGCCATCTTCAGCGAGACGCAACGGTTCGCGCAGGTGCAGGCGATCATGCAGCGGTCGGCGATGATGCCGCAGCTCTACGACTTCAGGAAGGTCGAGGAGCTGTTCCTGCGGACGCTGAAGGTGCCGGCCAACGAGGTGTTGCAGCCGATGCCTGCGAGCGAGGACATGGATCCCGTGTCCGAGAACGTGGCGGCGGCGATGGGGCGCCCGCTCTATGTGCTGCCGCGTCAGGACCATGTCGCCCACATCATGACGCACATGGCGTTCCTGAAGTCGCCTGTCTTCGGCGGCAACAAGATGATCATGGAGTCGGCCGCCTACATGATGGCGGTCCACCTCAAGGATCACCTGCTGAACTACTACCTCGTCGAGGCTCACGATGCGGTCGACAGGGCGCAACGCGAGGACGTGATCAAGGACGAGCCCGAGCAGCAGGTCGCGATGATCCTGCAGGTGCAGCAGCTGATCGAGCGGCAGCTGGGCGGGTTCTCGCAGGAGTTGATGCAGTTCAGCCAGTTCGCCGAGCAGTTCAAGCCGCAGCCGCCGATGCCGCCCGACAGCTCGATGCAGGTGGCGCAGCTCAATGCCCAGATCAAGGGGCAGGAGATGCAGGCCCGCATGCAGGTCGATCAGGCGAGGCTGCAGATGGAGCAGGCGCGCCTGCAGGGGCAGCAGCAGGTCGACATGGCGAAGCTGCAGGCTCAGGAGCAGGATCGTGCTCTCAAGGTGCAGATGGAGCAGATGCGTCAGATGGCCGAGAGCCAGCGCACGATCGAGACGAACACCGTCCGCGAGCGCATGAACACGGCCGACAACGACACCGCGAAGTTGCTCGCTGCCGCAGAGATTGCGTCGGGCGAGCGCGTTTCTGTGACCACCGGCACAGGCATCAACCCCAACCCTTGAGAGGATCTGAGCGATGAGCGAGCACATGTCGAGCGGGAAGACCGTTCCGATGAACACGGCCGAGGTGCCGCAGCACAAGCGCATGGCGGCTGGCGAGGAAGTTGACGGCAAGACCCTGCCGTCGACCAAGGGGCCGACGTCCAAGACCCCTGCATGAGTTTCGAATCACGGCTGCTTGGCCGCCTCAAGGAGGAGCAGGGCAAGTTCGCCCTCGACGCCTTGCGGCGGCCTCAGACGCGCGATGCTTTCGAGTACGGGCATCGCGTCGGCATGTTCGCGGGCTATGAGGCCGCGATCACGGTACTCTTGAACCTTCTGGAAGAGGAGACAAAGCGTGGCAATGACCTCTGAGGACGCTATCGCGGAGGCTTTCCCGGCAGCAAATGCCGGCGTGCAGCCCTTCGGCAGCCGCGTTCTGGTGCAGATCCGAACACCCAAGACGAAGACCGCGGGAGGATTGATCCTGCACTCCGAGTCGCGGGACACCGAGAAGTGGAACACGCAGGTGGCCCGGGTGGTCAGCGTGGGTCCGCTGGCTTTCAAGAACCGAGACACGATGCAGTCGTGGCCGGAAGGGTCGTGGTGCCAGCCGGGCGACTTCGTGCGCGTGCCGAAGTACGGCGGCGATCGGTGGGAAGTCCCGCTGGGCATGAAGGATGGGAGCCACGAGTCGGCGATGTTCGTGATCTTCAACGACCTCGACATCATCGGGCAGGTCACTGGCGACCCGCTGGCGATCAAGGCATTCATCTGAAAGGAGATGAGCGATGGCTGACGTTCTGAAGGAAGACGACGAGGCCGAAGACGATCTGGTGATCGTCGAAGAGCAGCCCGAGCCCGAGGAGGACGAGGACGAGGACGACGAGCGTGTTGCCCAGTCCGACGATGACGACGACGAGTCCGACGACGAGCGAGAGGCTATCCGCGAGCGGCGGCGCAAGGAGAAGCTCGAGCGCAAGCAACGTCGCGACGAGGCGATCAAGCGCGACAAGCTTGAGATGGAGTTCCTGCGCAAGCGGAACGACGACCTTGAGCGTCGGCTGACGGCGCAGGAGCAGAAGTCGTTTCAGGGCGACTTGAACGCGCTGGATCAGCAGCTGGCGCAGGCGGCGAAGGAAGCCGACATGGCCGAGAAGGTCATCGCGAAGGCGGTGGCTGCTGGCAATGGCGACGACGTCACGCAGGCCATGCGGTATCGCGATCAGGCTCTGGCTCGCATCCAGCAGCTGCAGGCGAAGAAGCAGTCTGCACAGGCGCCGCAGGCTGCACCGAAGATCGACGATCGCACGCTGCAGCATGCGCAGGAGTTCATGCGGGACAACCCGTGGTACGACCTGCAAGGGCGCAACGAGGACTCGAAAATCGTCATCGCCATCGACCAGACGTTGATGGGCGAGGGCTACGACCCGACGTCTCCCGACTACTGGTCCGAGCTTCGCAAGCGGGCGGCGCGCCGTCTGCCTGAGCGGTTCGGTCAGGCGAAGGAGACGAAGGAGACGAAGGAGCCGCGGGCGCCGCGTGGCGGCCCGGCTGTCGGATCCGGCAAAGAGCATGCGCCGACGTCCACGCGCAAGGAAGTCTACATCAGCCCCGAGCGTAAGCAGGCCCTAATCGATGCGGGTGTCTGGGACGATCCGGTGCTGCGCGCGAAGTATGTCAAGCGGTATGCCGAGTACGATCGGCAGAACAGATCGTGAGGCTTGAATTTCGCGTCGGAATAGAGTTTAATTCCACCTATCGCTGAAAGGAGCGAGTAATGCACGACGAACGCCTGACCAAATCCGCTGGGGAGACTCGTGGTCGCCGCGCGATGCAAGATCGCGCTGTTACGCAGAACCGTGAGATCTCGGACGACGAGCGGGTTGAGATGTTCCGTCAGCAGTTTTTCCAGTCCTCTCTACCGGACTTGCCCAAGATTCCCGGCTGGCACATGTGCTGGCTGACGACCACCAACCCGCGCGACTCCATCCACATGCGGATGCGACTCGGCTATGAACCTGTGAAGCCGGAAGACATTCCCGGCTGGGAATACGCTACGCTGAAGACCGGCGACTGGGCGGGGTTCATCGGCGTCAACGAGATGCTTGCTTTCAAGCTGCCGATCTCTCTCTACGAGAAGTACATGCTTGAGGCGCATCATCTTGCACCGCTGCGCGAGGAAGAGAAGCTGACCGACACTGCCGAGTTCCTTGAACAACAGGCTCGTGCGTCGAAGTCGAAGCTGCAAATTGGTGAGGGCAACATGGAGATGGGGATTCACCGAGAGGCGATGTTCGACCTCTCTTGATGAGAACCCTAGTCCATAGGAGCAGCTATGTCCTCGACAAGCGCCCCCTTTGGCTTCCGGCCCAGCTACCACAACAGTGGTCAGATGCGACCGAAAGCCTACACGATCGCGAGCACTTACGCGGCCAACATCTTCTCGGGTGATCCCGTCAAACTGACTGACAACGGGGTCATCCAACTCGGTAGTTCCGACGGCACGCGCGCCGGCACGACCAACGGCATTCTGCTTCTCGGCATCTTTGCCGGTTGCCAGTACAACGACGCCAATGGCCGTCCCGTGGTCAGCCCCTTCTGGCCTTCGGGCGCGACGGGGACTGAGATCGTTGGGTGGGTCTACGACGACCCCGAGACGATCTTCGACGTCCAGTACACGAACCCGGGAACGCCGGGCGTCACCACCGTGCAGACGGCGGTCGGCGAGGAGTGCGACTGGGTCGTTGCGTCGCCGGGTGGTTCCACCCAAACCGGCCTTTCGAATACTCAGATCGGGCCGATTGAAGCCACTTCTGGCCAGTTCCAGATCACCGGCTTCGCCTACAACATCAACGATTCACTGACCGACGCCTATGTCGTGGTGACTGTTCGTATCAACGAGCACCACTACAAGGCCGCCGTCAACTCGGTCTAAGGAGGGCTTGAGCTATGGCTACACCTATGCGGAGTACTGACTTTCGGTCAGTAGTCGAGCCCATCCTGAACGAAGTGTTCGATGGTGTCTATCAGCAGCGCGCTGACGAGTGGAACATGGTGTTCCGCGAGCAGAAAGGCATCCCGCGCAACTACCACGAAGAGCCGGTGCTCTACGGGTTTGGTGCGGCGCCTGAACTGCCCGACGGCATGGCCGTGTCGTACCAGTCTGGCGGCGTGCTCTTCCTGCAGCGTTACCTCTACAAGGTCTACGGTCTGGCGTTCAGCCTCACCAAAGTCCTCGTCGAGGACGGCGATCACATTCGGATCGGTCAGACCTACGCGAAGCACCTCGCGCAGTCGCTCATCGAAACGAAAGAGACGCTGGGCGCGAACATCCTCAACCGTGCCTTCAACGCCTCCTATCCCGGCGGCGATGGTGTGGCCCTCGTGGCCAACAACCATCCCATCGTGAACGGGACGTTCAGCAACCTGCTGACGACCCCGGCGGCGCTGTCGCAGACGTCGCTTGAGCAGCTCCTCATCCAGATCCGCAACGCCGTCGACAACAACGGCAAGCGCATCCGGCTGACGCCGAAGAAGATCGTGACGGGTCCGTCCAACGCTTCTTCTCC